ACGGCAGGCTCATCAACGTCAGCAATTGATTTTACAACTGGCTCATTCTCAAGAGTTTCGATTGTTTTCTTTAACTCTTCATTCTGTGCAGCTGCATCTTCAACAGTCTTCTCAATTTTCTCTTCGATGGTCTCGACTTTTTCATCAAGGCTTTTCACAATTTCTTGTGCTTTTTCCTCAATGTGTGCATCTAAATCCTCTCGAGTAGGAATATTGAGTTCACCAATCGCTTTTGTTATTGTTGCTAATGTACTAACAATCCCATCGACAGCTTTAGAAAGCAAATCAAACTTTTCAACTTGCGCAGCTACGAGAGAGTCAGCAGATTTAGCAATAACTTCAGAAGCAGTGGCTTCATTGTCGAGTTGCTCTTTGATTTCTGTTAAGAGAACTTCAACTTTGTCATTGTTTACTTCGCTCATACGTAAGGTCCTTTCATTTTTTGTTATGACTTTGTAAATCTACTTGTGATTTTAAGTGTATCTAAATATTATAAAGATTAAATAACTAGTAAAATCAAAGTACTTCTGCAGGCTCGAACACCGCGCAATTTTCACTATACTATATAATATAAGTATGTGGTTCATCTTGATTTTACCAAATTATTTTAATTTTTATTATTTCTTTTTATAGCGGTAGCTTTTTCTTTCCATTATGTCGTGAATAAGTCCCATTACTTTTTGATCTTCTAGTTCAGGATACTCACGTAAAATTCTTAATACAAGTGCTCGCATTTCACTATCTGAAAGTTCAACTTCGGATGACATTTCTTGCTCTAAACTTTCACGAGCAATAGCACCCACTCCTTCAGACTGTGCAGGCTCCATGTAGCCAACTTCGCTATCTTTTCTATATGGTTTATCTTCTGTACGATAACCATCATCTTCTTCCATTGTTGGGTGAATTCCAGGACCTTCGGGTGATTGTACTGCACCTTCATCGTCTCCTTCTTCAACCTTAGGCATAGGTTTATCTTCTAGGAACTTATCCATTTCCATTTTTTCTTTAACATCCATGTCAATGTAATGATAAGCAGCCTGAAGGTAATCTAAAGCTTTTGTTATTTTAGATTGTGTCCATTCTGGTAAATCGTGGTCATCAGGTAAAGAACCTAATAGGCTGCAAAGCTTCATTGAGTATTCTTCAATCATTTTAGACTGCTTATAACTCATATGAACATCAGCATATTCTTTGTGTTTTTCCATATTTGTATTTTCCTTTGCTAATATACTTTTAATCATCTCAATTGTTGCTGTTTGATTACAAGGATTACCTGTAATAGAAACATTCAAAACTTTAGCTTTAGTAATTATACGTGGATTACGTGGATCTCTTTCTAATACTCTACCTTCAATAGAAAAACCCATTCTTCTTAATCCAGTACTTTCCATAGCTTTAGCTGTTTCAAATACGTCTTTAACAATAGGTTTATCAGCATACAAAACACCTCTGATTGCAGTAGCTTTAACGCCACCAACTGTTGTCTTATAAACTTCAGTAGGAGCACCAAGTATAAACTTAGGCTCATTCTTATGATCTAAATTAAAAGCACCTGTCTTTAAACAGTAACTCCAATCTAATCCATCTTGTTTAATTATTTCGCCACTTTCGTCAATGTCTTCAGAAGATGCTATCCCTTCAACGCGATAGGTTTTGCCATCTTTAGAAGCCTTTGATAAGTCGAAAGGGGTAAACTGACTAAATACATCTAATTTCATATTACCTCTCAATCTGTTTATTTAGTGCTTCATCTAATGCAACACCTTCGTCAAGAAGCTTTTTAAGTTGTGCCATTGCATCTCCACCAACAAGCTGATAGTTTATGTTTTTATCATGCGAAAATCTATCTTGCATTTTGAAACATTTACTTAACTCATTATGTGTTATATGACCAGATACAAGCTTTTTAGCTAATCTAACTGCTGCATTGATTTTTTTTAGTTTCTTAGAATTTATCATAGCTACTTTCGCTGAATTTACAATAGCATCACCTAAGTATATATGCTCAAAAGCCTCGGTTTTATCAACTTTTTTTTGCTCGACTAAATCTTCTTCAACATTGTTAAGTTTTTCAACTGTTTTTTGTTCAACTTTTTTTAGCTTCGCATCTTCGCGTGCTTTCTGTAGGATTTCTAAAAAACTCATTATTCTCTCCATAGTAATTAGATTTACAGACCTTATCAGCTAACTTATTTTCATTTTGCAATTTTTGCCAAAGATCAATCTGTTTCTGTAATTCATCGTATCTGTTCATGTTTTTACCTTTTATTATATAACTATAACAAAAAGGAGAAAGTTGTGAATTTATTTTTTGTCTTCTTCTTCTTTAATAATCTTTTCTGCGAATTTACGACCTGCATCTCCGCCCCAAAGCAACCAGCTCACTCTGCCATTGTCTTCGTACCATTCTTTGCCTTCGCTGATTTCTTTGTTCTTTTCATGTCTATCAAAGAAAGCTTTCATTCTTTTAATAGTTTCATAACTTAAAGGTTTTCTATCAGCTAATTGTCTTGCTCTAGTACGTCCAACTGCGGTGCCTGCTTTAGATCCATGTTCTTCAATCGCAAGTAATCCACGTTTTGCTTCTTCTGCTACTTCTTTAGTTGCTATAAAAGTTTTTGCTTTTGATAAATCTGCATCATCCTCAGACTTCTTAGCTTTTCTTTTATTCTCTAAGTGTTTTTCCCAAAGATGTTTATCAGCTTTTCTTGCACCACTTTTACTGTCAAATAAGAAGGCATAGCAACGAGCTTTTGCCCAAGACTGTGGAGTTTGACCGGGTCTTCGTCCACTTGTTGCAGCAGCTGCTAAACCTTTATCATATACTTCTTCGATAATTTTCTTAGAAACGCCTGATACTTTACTTGCAGCTCTAATGAATTCATCTTTGCCAGGCTTCTTTATTTCTTCGCGTACTTCGTCAGCTTTCTTAGACTTAGTGCCTTTATTTTGTTTTGACTTATCTATCTCATCGTCACCAGGAAGTTCACCATAGATCTGTTCCCCAGTTTCCTTGAAATGTCTTTGACGTCTTTCTATTTCTTTTTCACGTCTTCTTGCAGTTTCTTCATCTAGACCTTCAAAGTATTGTGCAGGATGTTCCTGTCCATCACCATCAAAATCTACTTTACTTTTTTTTTTGAGTTCTTCCTCTGCAAGTTGTAAAAATACATCTTTATATTTCTCAAACAATATTGATGCAGATTTCTCTACAGATGCTGCTTGATCTGGATCTATGCCAGCAACTTCCAATTTAACCTTAGCTTTTTGGTCTTCGACTTCTCTTTGTGCTTGAACCTTTTGATCAGTTTCTGCAGCGCGACCTTCTTCTCTGATTTGTTGTTTCTCTTTATCAGCATCACTTCTAATTTGAGCAGCTTCTCTACGACTGTCTGCAATTTCTTCAGCAGCCTTAACTCTTGCGAAGTGATCAGCAATATAATGTCCATCATCGATTTCTGCTAAATCATGTGTAGCACGTATTTCGTTAATAGTCATATACTTCATACGGTGTTCTTCTAATTCAACACGTAATTTAGTAGGAACGCTTTCTAAACCAATAAATTCTAACTCAAATCTGTCGTCTAATTGATAAATAATGTATTTGTTCATCCATGAAGCAAGACTACGTACAAGAGGACGCAATCCTTTTTCTTTACCCATAATGATACGTGCAGTTGGGTCTGCTTGTATTAATGCAGATGATTGTCCTTCACTACCAAAAACAAACCCTATTTCTGCTGGGTCCATCTGATAAACACTACATAGAACTTTGATTAAATAATTTACCCAGTTGTTATATTCCATTTCTTTATTTGAATGAGATAAGTTAATACTTCTAATGTCTTCATTCGTATCTGGGTCTAATTGTATAAGTGGTGTTCTTTTTGCGTTATTAACACCTGTGAGCATTTGGTAAAATTCTCTTCTGAAGCTTCTAAATAGTTTAGGGTCCATTTTAGATTTAACAGCAATTATGCCGTTTGCTGAAATGCCGTTATTAAAATTAGAAGCATTATAAATTTCAGCACTTCTTAAATCGCCTAATACTTGCATAAGTTCTTCTAGTTCAGGAAAACCATACTTCCTAGAAGAAATGTTTGTTCTAGGTCTTCTTACACCAAAACATAAGTCTTGTTGTTTAAACTCAGCAACAACCTTATCGTTTAAAACTTGTAAATAAGCTGTTTTCTGTGGATCTTTACGTCCAGCATCCTTTTCATCCTTAGTTATTTTACTACGTCTAATTGTAGATGCATCAACAGGAAGAAAGCCTATTATCTCTTCACGTTTATTTCTTACTACTTCAAAGCAACATTGATCGTAAACTAAACTATCTCTAATGATTTGACGAATAAACTGTTCAAAAGTTAATTCGAAATCCAAAGTTTCAGACCCACAATTTTGAATAAAACGAGTTAGTTGTTTTGCTTTCTCGCGTTCTTCGTTAGTTGGGTCTTTACTTCTATCTCTTAATACTATTCTAAATCCTAAATCTTCGTCATCTGTAAATTGAGCAAACTCTGCAACCTGATTGACGCGTGTCTGTACTATAGATGAAACTAATGGGTGACGACTTAGAGTTTCTAACGTATTGTATGAAACCCTTCCGTCGTTATATGTTTCTAAATAATACATCTTACCTTGATGGTCAGATACTGAAGACATCATTTCACTATTAGCAATGTCATAAGGGTTAATGTTATATGACATAGCATCTTTAGCTAATGCTTCTTCTTTTAATTCTGTTAGTGCTTTACTTGTTCTACTACCATCATCTTGTATCTCAAGTAATTCTATTTCTGGCTGGGAAATTCCTAACCATCTTTTCCAAAAAGGTTGCGACATAGTTTTCTCTCTCTATTTGTTATTTTGTTGCTGCATTAAATGACTTACGTTAGTATCTACTCTAGCAAGAGTGTTAGACATGTTAACAACATCGTCTTTGAGTTCACTAAATTCCCTTTTCAGGTCCCTGATGTCTTGTTTATGCTCTTTTAATTGCTCAACTTCTGTTTCTAGCTTCTGGATCTGCTTTGTAGTTTCCTTGCTGTCCTTGTGCCAAGCATAGAAAAAAGTTAAACTAGCAATCGCAGTACCTATTGAAAATGTCATTCCAGAGTCCATACTAATTCCTATTATGTTTGTATTTCTTTTCCCCGGCCCACCACCGGGGTTTTGCCTCACTTGGCCCACCTCAAAAGAGGAACTACATTAATTCTTACAAACACGAGATTATTATCTGTTTAATTTTTCCATTGTATATGATTAAACATATTAGTAAAACGAGAAGATTAACCAGAGTTAATTCTCGTTATCTTAGAATGTGCTTAAATCAACAGCTTTCCAAGAGTTTGAAGAGATACAAACATAAAGTTTATT